GTAAAACTCGACATAGTTCCCGAACGTACTAATTGAACTTTTAACCAATCTGAATTATTAGTAGTTGAGGTCTTTTGTTCAAAATATGCTACTAAATCAAGCAACACTTGACACATATCTGACTTAACATCATTCTCATTACTCTCGTCTTTCTTCACTAAGTCCATAGCTAAAACGTTAAAATTCCAAGTAAACGTCCCTTCTCCTAACGTTGCAGGTTGGTCAACTACCCAAAACAGAGGATAGTTAAAATCTAAAAGCTGATTATGTTCAACAATCTCCCACAAATCACCATTACCAAAATTCTGTATTTGCTTATGTGCTGAAGCAAAGTCAGAAAATTCTTTTAATATTTGATTGTAGGTTAATATCATTTTTTAGAGTTATTGTATTCGTCTCTCCAACAATAAGAAGAACCTGCTGAACCTAAATAATAACTCGTTTGAAAAGCTGTCTTTCTAGGGTTTAAGTCGTCTGAATGTTCTTTGTATTTAGGGAATAAGTTATCGTTGTCACATAAGTAATTAATAAGTCTAGCTTCTCTCTCTTCAGCTTTGTTCTTCCACTCGTCTCTTAAAAACTGTAAATCTTGATAGCTTATCGGCTGACTGTTTTCACTCGATTTTGTTGCTACTGACTTATTTCTATATTTAAACAACATTGACGCAGAACACTCATAAAGAGTCCACTGACCCATAGCGGGAGCAATATAGTTGTCTAATAAATTAGTCTCGTCAGCGTTTAACGTTCCTGCTGTTATCTTTGCTTTTAAATCATTATATAAAGGAGTCCCTAAAATTGGATGAATTCTTAACTCCTGACAGTCTCTAATTGACGGTAATATTAACCTCATATCGACATTAGGGTCAATTAAAGTTGTGTTCTTAACGTATGCTTCGGATATGAATAAAACTGCCATAATTTATCTTTTTAATTTTACAACTTGCATTTCCCAAATATGACGACAAAACGGAGTATTTTGACCAGTTTCAGGATTGTGATACCATCCGCCTCGTTTAGTAAATATTGAAATTCCCGTTTGACCAAAATCGTTAGTTAACAATTCTAATTGCTGTAGTGTGTAACGTTTAGTTGTTGCTAATAACATCATTTTACGACAAAAAGGTCTACTCTCTGTCTTTAATGGTGGTGCGTCAGGTCTCTCAATATACTGATAAACGATAAAAGTTTCTTCTTTTGGTTTTTGTATTGTGTCTCTAGCGTCTGCTGTTGGTTTAAAATCTTTGTCTAAGGCTTTTGCGTCAACTAAATTAGACACCGCTTCGCTAATATCACTTATTGGAACGTTTAATCCTTTGCTTAATTCTGTAATTGGTAAGTCAGGAGTCTTAATTAATAGACTTAAAACGTCTTTTTCTAATTCGTTTAATACTGTTGTTATAGCGAAAGACTCTTTTTTAATCTGCTCCTCATACATTTTAGCGTCTTCTAAGGACGTTATTGGCTTAATATAAGTATCTAACACCTCTAAGTCTGTCTCGTTGTAACCTGTGTCTTTTAATTGACTTAAGATAATCTCATCTTCGCTGCTATTCATTTGCACTTGTTGCCCTACTTCTAAAGGTGCTAACCCTATCTTCTCTCTAATCTCGTCAGGTGTCATTACGTTAACAATTGTCTGTTCTGAGAATTGTCTTGTTACTGGCTCAATCTTAACAATGTGAACAGGCGAACCTACAACACCGTTAAAATTAAGTATAGAGTTAACTAACTCGTTAAATATCTTTTGCTCAGGGTCTATCTGTAAGTTTTGATACAACTGAGATGCTACTGCTATCTCGTCAGCGTTGTTTCCTAATCCTGAACTGTCTTTTATGCCAAATAATTTTGGACTCGTTATCCCGTGAGCTGTGAATATCTCTTCTCTTATTTGGTTATTTAAATTAATAAATCTCTCATCCTGTCCGTTAACTGGAATAGGCATTATTTGTGGATGGTCTGAAGCTTGGTCCGTAAAAGATAAAAGAGGCTTTCCTGCATTGTCTGGACCTGTAGCGTAATTCTTAAAACGTCTTTCAATTTCAGACATCTCCTCCTCTGTTGGTTGACCATTAGAAAAACTAATTATATAGCCCGAACTTAGATTATTGGATATATTTTGAAGCGTAAAGTTTGCAATCTGTGCGTCACTCTCTAAATAAGGTATCGCAGAAACGTAGTCAGGTAAAGGATAAACACCTACGTCTGGTCTATATTCTTTGTAATAAATTAAGTAATCAACATCACTCTTCGCAGTATCGTCATAAGGGAACTGCATTAATATTTTAAAATCTTCGTTGGTTTGTGGGTTCCTTGCTGACCAATCGTCTGTATAATAGTAAAGATTATTTTCAACACCGCAACGAATGTCACAAAAGTCGATGTGATTAACTGCTGCAATCTTACCACTTTTAGACATTCTCACCTGTAGAGAAAAACCTCCGTAAACCTTTTTGTCCTTTGCTAATTTAGTTAGTAAATCGTCTAAGTTTTCGTCTTCGTTTGGCATCCTTAAAAAACCCTCTATATAAGCTCTCTCTTTAAACGATAAATTCCCCTCTATACTAAACCCTTGTCCAACTATAAACTTAACCTTAGAGTTGATAATTTGATTGTGCTTTGAGCTTTCATTATATAACTTAGTTAAGTAGTCAGGATAAGTATTTTTATAAGGTCTTTCTGTTCCGTATTCATACCAGTCCCCTTTTTTTGATTCTTTGAATTGGGGTAGCTCATAACCTCCAAAATCTAACGGTAATAATTTTATACTCATAATGACGGATTGTAAACTATGTTGGTGTTTGTTGCGTTTGTGTGTTGTGTATAAGACGGAGTGTAAGTGCTATCTAATAATTTAACTTTTCCCTCTTCTACTTTTGTCAACCCTGACGGGTCTAAGTTTGTAGAGCTAACCTGCTCGAAAATCTCATAGGAATAAAAACCACCTTTTCCAAGGATTAAACTACCGTTAACAGCATCGTCAACACCTTCAATAAAATTAAACTCATTGTAACGAGTCTTATTGGTGCTTATGTCTGTCATTATTGTGTAGTAACTTACTTTAGTTTGGTCGCTCGTAAATTTAAACAAATAATTTGGATTTGTTATTGTACTAAGCTCATAAAGTGTCGCTACAAAATTAGTAGTTTGGCTCTTATTTAGCACTATCATTTTTTAGACTTTTTCTTTTCTTCAAAAATGTGTTCAGCACCAAGTTGTTTAAGTAGTTTAATATTTTCTTCTTTTACTTCAACTTGAAAGCCTTTTATAAATAATGTGTGACCTAAAAATTCTTTTTTTATCATAACTTATTTTTTTAAAAAAAAGGAGATGCTACTTAAAACACCCCCTCTTCCAAACAACAAAGAACTATTTATGCAATAGTTAAACCTGCTACAACTGACGACTGGACAGCGTAACAAGGAAATTTTGATTTATCAGTAATTTCAATTTGATATTGGTTAGCATCTCCGAAAGCTTGACCTGTTTGTGCAACAAGTGAAGAACCTTCAGCGAAAGCGTCTGCTCCTAACGACCAATACACTCCGTTATTGTCTTTAACAATTACGAAAACTCTCGCTAAAATTGCAAGTTTTAACTCGTTTGACTTGACGGCTGATAATTTATTTATTGTAAAAGCGGCAACATTATCGTAAAATGATGTTCCACCTACAGGGTCAATGGTAGACGTTGACGTTAACGAACCTGATTCTTTTTTAAGATTGTACTTAAAAAAGTTTGTAGCACCTGCCTGAGTAATGGCGGTGATTTCGTGGTTTGCTAAAGTAAACGCTGTTACATTATCCCTTTCTGAAATAAGAATTTCTTCGATGCCTCCGATTGAATCGGAGCAATCTCTAGAAAAACCTGTGGCTAATGGACAACTCATATTAATTTTTTTTTATAACTGTTTGATAATCAAACAATTGGGTTAATAAAAGGGAGCTTTTACACTCCCTTAATTCTTATTCTTATACTAAAGCAAATCTAACAATCTCGTCAGGGAACGCAACGTTCACACCTGTTCTGAAAGCCATTGTTACTTTATATATTCTATCATTGTCATCGTACCAACTTCTCACATCGTTAGCCTCTTCGTCTGGTAAATCAACACCAATAAAAACGTTTGACGCTCTCATTAAATAAATGTTGTTATTTGATTGAGTAAGACCTGGGTCTGAAACAACTTCAATATTAGGGAAACCAATCAAAGGCATAGACTGAGTCTGTCCTTCAGATACATAATGGAAATAGTTTCCGTCAGCTAATGCTCTTTGGTAAGATAAAAACTGAGCAGGTGCAACAAACAATTTTAAATCGTCTGCTCCTGCAATAGCTTCAGGAGTTAATTCAGCCATTCCTAAAAGGATGCTAATAATATTAGCTGAAGTATATCCTGTTCCTGTAGTAATTCCTGTTGGATTACCATCAATAGCAGTACCTGCCGCTAAAATTTGTTTATCTAATCCATCAAACTTGCTTAAGTTAGCAGCACCTGACGCGGTGTCACCCTGCCAATATGCTTTTCCCAAAGCGTCTTGAACCTTAGCAACTTTTTGAGCGAAATATATCTCTTCAAAAGGAACCTCTTCTTTCTCGTTAGTAAGACCTTGTTTTAACATTACTGCTGTATATTTAGCAGCTAAGTCAGTCATACATAAATCCTCGTGAACTGCAACAGCTCCAGGAGTGATAGTTCTTTGTGTTAAAGTAGTCGTACCACTTGCACTTCTTGAACATCCGTCTGCTTGAAAAACAACGTCTGTGTCTAAAATGTTAATTGTGGTCGGTCCTTTTACACCGTCTTGTATATTAGCATACTCAGCTAATCTACCTTTTGCAACAGATTCTACTATAATACCCATTGCGTTCTGTTCTGTATACGCTGGTAACGCACTTACGTCAAAACTCATAATTTAAATTTTTTTTAGTTAATAATTTTTTTAGATTTTAAAACACTAATTAAATCTTTTTTAGTGTCTTTTTTAAATGCTTTGAACGCTGAATTCCTTTTCTTAACAGCGTCTTTTGTCGGCTCGACTAAAAGCTTTTCGGTTAGTCCTAAAAGTTTAGCGAAAGACTCTTTAAGGTTAGCAATGTCGTTTTTTAGTTCTGTGAACTCTTCAGAAAGCGTAGCTTCCATTCCGAAAACTCTTTCTGTAACAATGCTCTCAATAATTTTCTTCGCTTCTCTTTCTTGAGACTCAGTCAAAGGTGCTGACATTTCCGCTTCCTCTTCTTCTTCAGCTTCAACCTCAGGAGCTTCTTCTTCTTCTACCTCAACAACCTCAACGATAACACCTGCCTCTGTGACAATCTTACGACCGTCAGAAAGTTCGTGTTCTCCGTCTGGAGCGGGTAAAAGTTCTCCCTCAACCTCAACTACAACAGCAGCACCAACAACTACTTCAGGCTCAATTTGAGCGACTGTTCCGTCTGCCAATACTACGTCTTCAAACTTTTCAGTCGTAGACTCTACAGTCTCCTCGCTTAATTCCGTTTGTTCCGTTTCGGTGGTTTCTGTCTGAACTTCAGATTGTGCTTCAACTTCAACGCCTTCGTTTTTGAAAATGCTTTTGATGTCGTTAAACAATTCTTTTAATTCATTCATAATAAAACTTTTTTATATTAAGTATATATAACAAATATTTCAATTTTTGAACGTAGCTGTTATTTATTTTAAATTTTAACACATTTACCGTTTTTCTTTTTATGTCCTTTTGGACATTTTTCGTCATATAAAGCCTCTGAATGACTTTCACAAGGCATATACCAAGTCTTCCCTTCATACTCGTGAGTGTGATAACCACCGTCACAACCTATACTCAAAGATATTTCTTCAGCTTTCTCTTTTGTACTATAAGCAAGTCTGTCGTCAATTATAGCGTGGTCCTCATCGACTAACATAGAAACGAAATTGTTTTTTTTAGTTTTATATTTCTTTACTACGTCTCTAATCTTTTTAATTAAGTTAGTAGGGTATTTAATAGTCTTATCCTGACCAAACATTCCCTCAACTGAAAAGCCTTTGAAAGTTCCGTCTTTTACCATTTGCCAAACCTCATCGTTTTCGACTCTCATTGAACCGAACCAACTTCCATCGGGTGCATCTTCAAAACCTTCAGGAGCTTTTGTTCCTCGTTTAGAATCTATTATTAAAGACTCTATAACATAAACACCTTTCGCCTGTAGGTTGTTGTCGTGCATTAAATTAACGTTTGCGTTGTAACCGTTCTTAAAGAATTTATTTACTATCTTTTCAATTGTCTCTCTACGAAATACAACATAATACTTTTCATTTTTATCGTTAAGTCTAATAATAGGTAAATCGGCTTTCATAAAGTAACCGCTTACAATTCTTTTCTCTTCGTCCTGAATTGAAAACTGTTGATTGTATTTGTCTTTTGTTTTCATTTTATTAATTGCCCAGTTAATGCCTGAAGCACCTCCCCAAGCATCCCACATAAGACCACCACAACCCTCGTCATAAGGTACGTCTTTATGCTGTTGGTGTCTATTAAAAGAAGCCATACGTCCGATAGTCTCCCAACTGATGTTGTCTTTATTTGCTAACTGTCTCGCTCTCGTCCATCCGACTCTAGTTCCACAATCAACGTTGTTCTCTTCTTTGTATTTAATAGCTTTCTTTGCGTTGTTAGACGCTGACTCAGGATAGTCGTTAAACGTTTCTTCAAACTGATGTTTTTGAAATGCCATCCAATTTGATTCAATTGCAGGGTTGTCGACTAATGCAATCATTGACACTCCTGACTCATCTTCCTCGTCAATAATTAATTCTAATAATTCGCTTTTTTCCATAATATAAATTTTAACTTAGTGTTGCCTGTCCTTGTATGACATTCACTTGATTTTGTGTGTTAGTAATATCTGTCTCTGTAACAAAAACCTGTGTCGGTCCTTGTGGAACAATTGTACTCGTATTTGTAACAGGCGACAATTGAGGAGCTGTTCCTCCACCACCTGAAAAGTCAGGAGCTTTGTTTCCTCCACCTCCAGGACTCCCACTCTGAAACTGTTGTTTACTTATTGTCGCAACGTTTGCTAATCCGTTAGCTATTGCAATTCCTGCCGCTATAAAAGGCTGAGCGGGGAATAAGACCGTTTTAGGATTTGCAGCAGCACTCGCAAAGATAGCGTTTGCACCCTGATAAGTTTGAATAATTGCCTGTGCAATTTGTAATCTTTTATTTATTTCAAAGGCTCTCTTTTGACTCTTCTCATTGTCTTTTGCAAAAGCTGTTGTCAAATTAATTAGTGCATTTACTCCGTCTGCCGCTAAACTTAATTTTGCATCTTCTAAAGATATTTGTCTGTCTAAGTCTTCTTGTGCGTCTGCGTCTTTCTTGTCTTTTAATTCTTTTTGTTTAGCTTCTTCAAGTTTTATATACTTTTCTTTTATTGCTAAAATATCAATTTGTTGTTGTTCCTCTAAAGCTTTCTCAAGTTCAGCGTTTTCTTGAGCTAATAAAAACTTTTGCTCATAATCTTGAACAAGTTTAAATATTTCTTGTTCCTGTGCTGAGTTTTTTATTTCTTGTAAAAGATTAAATTGTTTGTCTTCAATTTCTTGTTGTTTTTTATTGTTTTCTATAAGGTCTTTTAAAGCTTTTTCGTCATCTTTTATTTTTTGAGCTGCTGCTTTTTCGTCATCTTTTTTCTTTTGAGCTGCTCTTTTTGCTGCCGCATCTGCTCTTTTTTTAGCGTTAGCTGCCGCTTCCTTTTTTTGCTTTTCTAATTCTTTTAACCTTTCCGCCTCCTCTGCTGCCATTTCAGCGTCACCTGCTCCACCTTCAATAGCTACTTTCATTTTAACTTTTAAGGATTCGGTTAATCCGTCAATACCTTCCTGATATTTTTTGTTTTCTGCAATTGCTTTTGTAGTTGCAAAATTAGCAAACTCTTGACCGCTCACACCTAATGACAAGGCTGCTGCATAGTCTGTCAACCCAACATTCACTCCCGTTTGAGCGTCTACTATTAACTTTAAATTCTCTTTTGTTTTCTCCTGTCTTAATTCTGCTAAAGCCTCTAACTGTGCTTTAATAGTAATTAACTCAATGTTTTTCGTTAGTTGTTCGCTAACTGCAATTAATCCGTCTTTTTCTGCGTCAACGTTGTCTAGTAGTCCAGGGTATTCTTTTTGTAAGTCTTTAACAGCCTGAACTTTTTCCTCTCTCGTTCTTGTATCGTCTTTTAAAGTTTTTTGTAATTTGTCAGCAGCGTCTAACTCTTTGCCTATGCTGTCAATCGCTTTTGCTGTTGCGTCATTATATGCCTGTTGTGCCTCTGTTGTAGTTCCTAAAGCCTTAGTTACCTTATCCCAGTTAGCAATTAAAGTACCTATTAACACAACTAAAGCACCGATTCCCGTAGCTATTAAAGCTCCCCTCATTAACTTAAACGACTTTGTAGCTGTATCTGTCGAAAGTCCCAAAGCTTTGTTTGCTATTGTAGTCGCTTTTGTTAGTGCTAAATTTGCTTTTTCTGCTGTGTTTTTAGCAACAAGAACAATAGTGCTTTCTTTCTCTAAATTCTTTCTTAACGTTTCAACACCCATTAAGACAGATTGTGCTCCCTGTAGCTTAACCATCGTTTCTCTTAACTCCTCACTCTCAACACCACTCAAAGCCATCACACCCTGAAACGCTGTGAATCCTGCCACTACAGTTGTTCCAATATCTAGAGCTGCCTGAAGTTTGACTCCGTCATTTGCGAGTCTATTAACTTCGTTTTGAATATCAATATATCTATCTTTTAAGGCTGCCGCTTTTTGTATTGCGTCTTTTCCTAGAGGTGATGTTCTTCCCGCTTCTAAGGCTATAGCTTGATACTGTTGTATCTGTTTATTCATTGCCCTGATATTAACAGGAGCCTCTTCTATCTCTTTATTTAATGAGTCAAACTGTTGCTGAAGACTCTGTGTTTCTTTGTCAGACTTATCAATAGTGTTGTTTAGTTGCTTTGTTGCCTTTTCTAACTCTCCTAAATTACTAACAGCTTTCCCTGTTTGTACGTCTAACTCTAATGCTATCTTTTCTGCCATTTTTATTTAGTGCTTATAATATTGTAAGTATTTCCATCCCATTGAACCTCAACTGTGTCATATGCTGAAGTCATTGTGTAAGTTGTTGACCCGTCTATTAAGTTAGTTCCTGCGTTAATAATTGCCTGATGTGATGAGTGTAGTTTTTTAAATATCCATTTTTTGCCATAGGTCGCAAACGTTGGAAAAGTCATTGTTACATTTGCTGCTGATGTGTCTATAATATAAGTCTGCTCACTTTCTAAAACTCTCGAGTTTATGTTAACTGTCCTTATGGTTCCTGTTCCTTGTATCTCATTATTTACATAAGCTATGTTACTATTTATAACCTCTGTATTGTCTGTGTTTATTAAACTAACGTTTTTAGCTCCTGAAACAAGATTATTGTTTCCGTTAATTGTTACATTCTCACTCCCTGCTGTAACGTAATTATTTGACCCTATGATACTAACATTTTTAGCTGATGCGTCAATGTGATTATTTGAACCAAAAGCTCGAACGCTTTCAGAGTTTATAATATTATTATTTGAGTGTTGTATCATTCCGCTTTGATACAGTGGAGTGTTCTCTCCTGCTAACACACCTGTCCCTCCGTTTATTATTGCTGTAGTTATTTGAAATACTGATGCTAATTTAATCTTTAAAAACTCGCATTTTGTCACAGGGTTTGACGGGTTGTAATTCTCTATTTTATTTAATCTAAAATAAGAACCATTAAAATAATATTGTTTTTTAAACGAAAGTGTTTTTATGTCGCCAGGTGTTAAGTAGAAATAAGCGTTTACTATCTTACTGTTAACGTCTGTTATCTCTTCAATAAACTTAGAATAGTATTTATTAAATAAGTTATTATTTGTTAATGTTATAGGATAGAAAGTGTCATCGTAATAAATCTCTTTTGTTAATCCGAAATTAATATCTAAGGTTGGAGTATAAGGGTCGTCAAAGTGACCCGCATACGGGTAAGTTGTGTTGAAAGTCGAAGACACTAAAGAGCCTCGATGCTCCCAAATAGAGTTACAATTTTTTAAACCTCCGTAATATAATATTCTAATATTTGACTCTGTTCTCGCTTGTCCGTTGTTTTCATCGTATTTTTTAATTGATGGAATTATTCTGTCTTGGTCTAATTGACCAACTAACGGAGTAGGTGAAAATATAATTTCAGTCTTATTTGTTTTATTTAAAAACTCGTTATTAATTTCGTATTCTCTTTGACCGTAGCTCTCTCCCCACGTTGCTGTATAAAGGTCGTTATAATAGTCTTTATCGTCTTTGTATTTGTATAAATATTCTTTTGAGTCAATTGCTGCCATTGGTAAAGACTCAATAACTTGAGAGTTGTCTAATTTGTCAGACCAGTCGACAATAGTATTATTATAAAAATCCTCTTTTGGTTCTATCAATAAATTCTTATCGTTGTTTTCGTCGGGCTGAATATATAAATTAAACATTTTTACAATAGACATAAAGAAGTCTTTTTGTTTTATCTTCTTAGGTATTACGTTATTAAAATTAATAGTATCGCCTTCAATATAGTTGTTATTGGTAACCTGATTTTTAAATATACCGTTTGAAACGTTTAAAGCAATTGAGCCAGTAAAATAATCAGCAGTTAAAATTCCTGCCACTGGGTATCTTTGAAAAAGTGGATTTGTTGGTCTTACTGTTATTGCACCTGTGGCAACCTTAACACTATACAAATTAAGACTAGTATATTCGTTGTAAAGTTCAGATACTATATTTGTTTCGATTGTGTCGCCAACCTCTAGTTCTACGTTGTTAGCAACAACCCAATACTTATTAGGGTTAACAGACTCAGACCTGGCCTCTGCTGTACTATTAGCAAAAGAGTATTTTATTGTCGGACCATTTACTCCACTATTAGGGAAAGTAGAATACTGTACGTTCTCCCAATTTTGTAAGTAATCGTTATCAGGATAAGAAGCTCCTGAAGTTGTCACACTTGTCGTTCCTGATGTGATGTTAGTGTCTTGTTTATTAATTAAAAAATTCTTTAGACCTAATATTCCTGTTGTTATTACTGTGCCTGATGTGTTCGTGTAAGTATATCCTCCAACTGTAATACCTGAAGAGTTACGTCTTACAAGTTGAATACTTCCATAAATTGCAGCCATTGCTCTAACATCAATACTAGGAACACCTCCTGCATAATCTAAAGGTGTGAAAGTGCCTGTTAAATCAACCTCAAACTGTAGATTGTAAGTTCCTTTTTTATTACAAGTATATTTCCCTAATGACGTTGTATAAACGTTGTTAGGGTCGTCCTCAACAGTCATCTTAATAGAATAAGTGTCATTAACTAAAGCACCGTTAAAACTAGAACCTGCGTTTAGATTTAGATTTTGACTCGTTGAACTTGTCGCTTGATATTGTGCTGTTGTTGCTGAAAATGTTCGAGTACTTATCTCAGGTGTTGTAAACTTAAAGTCTTTTGCATTAAAAGGAATTATTAATTTGTTAAAAGGGTCTGACGTTAAGAAAGTTGAGGTGTAGCTATATCCCGCAGCAGCGAACATCTTATCAATGTAGTCTTTTGCATAAGCGGCAGGAAACAACTCAGTAACTCCCCAATCGTAAAGGTCAACACCCGTTGCGTAATCAATCATCGGATATACATATCCTGTCGTTGCAGACCAAGACGCAATTTGATTAGCTTGTGTCCAATCGTGATTAAGTGTACTCCAATTCATTGAAGCGTCGTCAAGTTCTTTGTCACCTAAAGCGTTCACAAAGTTTCCTAAACGTCCAATAATAACACACTCATAAGAAATTAAACCGTCAGTATTGTTAACTTTTTTTAGTTGTAGATAACCGTCAATTTGAACCTCTCCGTCTACTAAGTAAACGACATCAGTTTTTAAGTTAGGGTTAAAAGTCTGTAAAGACGTATTAATATCAAAGATGTGTTCAAAGATTTTGTTAATCTTCTTAGACCCTGGTATTGTGATAGTCTTTGAAAAGTCCGCTTTTCTTGTGTCAGGCTTTGCAATGTCAGCAATATTAAAAGTTAAATTAGGGTTTAAAGACTCTATTAACTCAATTGTTTGACCGTCAATATATAACTCTTCTTTTGTCATCCTGAACAGCTTTCACAATTGTCGTCATCAATATTACAAGTTCTTTCGGGAACTGGCATCTTCTCCAATTCTCTAAGCATCTTCTCGAATTCAGTTTCTTTGTTTTTCATCTTAATATCTTTGTCTGTAATTATCAACCCCAAATTCTAGGTTAACTTCTAAATTAAATATCTTATCAACTTTACTTCTTTTCTCTTCCCAATTGCCCTCTATATTCTTAACAGGAATCCTTTGATTGTTTTCGTGTAGGTATATCTCAGGCGACTCAAT